ATAAGAATTCTTGTTGTGCAGATATATCAGAAGGTCTAAAGTAAAATTGTTTCTTTGCTAACATAGGAACTAAACTAATAAGTCTTTCTGATTTACGTGTCCTTGGTTTTACACCTCTTTCTAAACCAGGTATATACAAATTTTCTTTCATCATTAATGATTTAGTACTATCTCTTAATGCTTCTTGGTATGCAACTGTCTCAATCTTCATTCTTTTTGGTTTGTACTTCTTATAAAAATCGATAATTTTGCTAGGTTGTTCCGCAGGAGATACTCTGTCCCGTAATATATCAACAATGTACCTGTTATTATCGCTGTCAATAGCAATGACAGCAATAACAAAATAGTCTGCCCTACGACTAAGACTACTAGCGGGGTCAATTCCACAATAGATTTCAACTGGTTTAACATCTTCACCACTCCCTGTTTTTTTAACTAAAAGATTTTGTCCCTCTCTGCGTGCATAATCATAGTGATGTAACTGTATATAATGTGGTTTGAACGGTGCATCATCAGGTGATTGAGCTATATTCATATATTCTTGGTAGAAACCATTAAGGTTTCCTACACTTTCAAACTCTTTCTTAATCTGTAATATTCTTTCTTTTGGAAACCTTGCATTCCATATAGGCTTTTCATCCTCATCCCATATAGAATACCACAATGTTTTCCAGGCATCTGACTCTTTTGCCCAACATAAGAAACAATCTTCACTAATAACTGTGCCTATCATTACTACTCTACCATCATCTGATAAAGAAGGTATCACAGCTTCTGTCATCCACTTCCTATTTTTACTTCTTGCTTCTGGTGTAGATGCATTTAACTCTGATTCAAAGTCATCTACTATAATTAAGTTAGGTCTTGTATCTCCTTGTATAAAACCTCTAACTCTTTGCCCTGTACCTACAGCTACTATCCTTGCACCATTATTAAGAACTACATCTGTTCCTGTCCATCTAGCTGCTGTATTACTACCCTTGTCTCCATATAACTGTTTATATATATCACTATGGTCTAAATGATATTTTATACGGGATAAGAAGTTTATACTCTGTGCTTGTGACTCTGATACTATAACAATAAACAGGTCTTCATCTGGCTGTTTGAATGTAATCTTGTACAATGGTAATATAAGACTAGCTACAGTAGATTTAGCTGTACCTCTAGGTGCTGCCACCATAACACGTCTATACTCTTCATTCAATAATGTTTTATATATCTCTTGGTGAAAATCAGGCACAGCACGTGTAAGTGCTTTAGGAAAGCATACCTTACCAAATTTACCCATATTGCGGGCTAACTCTAATCCTTGCTGTATTAAATTATATTTTTGTTCGCCATCAAGACTCATTAGTTATATTACCTTCTGCTTCTTGAGACGTTCCTTTTATCTTAAGTATCTCTCCAAGCATCTTTGTATCAAATACACCTTCTATCTGTTCTTGTTTTAGTTTTACTTTATCATCTCTAGCCCAACCTTTGTATTGGGATAAGTCTTGTAGTATGCCACGTCTTAGTTTTATACTTTCTAACTTATTATCATTACCTAGCTCTACAGCATCTTTCTCTAACTCATTCCATTTTTCTGCTAGAGTTTCATCTGTAATACCATGTTTGGCTAACATCTCTACTTTTTCTTTACTCACAGCTCTTTTAAACTCCTTTGTCTTTGTCATTCTTAACCATTTATTTGATTCAGAAATAGTTTTAGGTTCTATAACTTCCTTTATTGCTGTACTTACAGGTATTTTACGTGCAACATAATTAGCAATAGTCTTCATTTTCTTTGTACGAACTACATTACTCATATAGGATTTACCATTAGTACTGTATATATTCTCTCTACCTTTCGCTATAAACTGTTTTGAGTTATTCCAGGTAGTTCCAACAGGAAACCTTAGATTATAGTTTGTTTTAGTTTTTTTAGAAGAATAGCATTCAGATACGTAATTATCGTCAGTTATACCCCAATCACCCTGTCTAGCTTCATTCCAAGGTTTATAGGTTATATTATTAGTATCTGCCTCCTCTTTCGTGTATACCTTGTACGTTTTAGTACCTGTTTTATGATTTATAGTTACTTCGTACATAATGATTTGCCACCACCCACCCTACCTACGTCTAGGTCATTGTCAGAGGAGAGATTAAGTTTTTAACTCAAAATGAGGTAAGTCATCAAAATTATTATCTTTAGTCTGGGTATCCATGTCCCAGTCTCCTCCCCAACGTATTTTTATACCCATACTACTAGCTATACCTATTACATAACCAGCAAAGTAGTGAAACCTATCTCTATCACTCCAATCAATAGGATAAGGTGCTACATCTACTGCATTACTAGGTGTTGCGTTATGTTTACCTTTTGGGTACTTTAACTTACTTTTACCTTCATCAAATAACTTATTCTGTCTTTCTTTACTTCTATGCCCCTCAATGACAGTACAATCAAAGTTTTTTACTACTTCCTCAAACAATCTAATTAAATCAGGGTGTGCAGTATATAGATTTCTTTTTGACCTTGTTCCAAACTTAGGCATTATTGACCTCTTCTCATTAACATTTCATTTACCGCTTTTCTTAATTTTTTTCTTTTATAAGCCATACTAGAAGTCTTATCTTTCCATTCAGCAGTAAAACCTCCTTCTTTTTCTAATAAAATTTTTCTTTGTTTTTGCCTTGCATTTTTAAGTGTTTGCATAGCATCATCAAGAGCTGGTAAACCTCCCACACTTCCAATAGTATCTGTAATAAATTTACGACCTGCTGTTGGCTGTGCTGCATCTCCTGTAGCTCTAAAGAAAAAATTTGATGGGTCTGTATAAGATACAGTATCTATATCAACTGTTTCTGGGTCAATTCCTAATTTTACTGCAACACCTTTTTTAGACAATCCACCTTCTGGTGTATATAAAGATTCATCAAAATCTTCTATATCAAAACCTTTACTTTCACCTTCTGGTATCCTTATATAGTTATTATTAGCATCTCGTAACAATTCACCTGTTTTAGGGTCACTTGCTACTACCATCATAGATGGAATAAATCTTGGTCTAAATTCATTATACATGTCTTTAATCTGACTTAACAAACTTTGACTAGGTTCTTCTCTTTCTTTATCGTATGCTTGCATTCTCATCGTTTTACCCTCTTCATTTCTGTTGGTTCACTAACAAATGGTCTCATTGGTCTTTCCCCCATTACTTTATCTCTATGAAGTGTTAACCTGTGTTCTATTACTCTATTTAGAAAATCTTGTTGTTTTTCATCTAAATCATTCCTGTCTCCATACCTACTTTCAAAACTGTCAAGATAGAAAGGAAGTTCATACTCACTTATGTCATATTTATGCATGACATCATCTAATGGTAAATATGGAAAATCTCCTGTAATACCTATATTTCGATTCATCGACATTGCATTAGATATAAAAGCATTCTGTGACATTCCATCAGGTATCATATCATCTATATTCCCTCTAACTCTTGTCTGTTCATACCCTTCGTCACTTAGTTTTCGTAATCTTTGTCTTTCTTGCTCTTGTTTTTCTTGTCTTCTTGCTTTTAATGCTTCTTCATCGTATGCTTGCATTCTCATCGTTATTTCCCCTTTGATTCATAATAAGCTGCGTCATATGCAGCATCTGTTTCTTCTAAGCTACCAGCTTCTCTCTGTGGTTTTACAGTTCTGTCTACTGTATAGTCAAAACAATCTTCACAAATATACATCTCTTCCATTTTTAACTGTGCATTACATTCTACACAATGGTTAGGAGCTGGTGTAAAGTTATTTAACAGCGACATCGCCACTTTCTTAATGCTTTATTAATTCTTGAGTCTGGATTATTAGCTGTTTTAGCACTGGTAAGCCTTTTCTTCATACCACACATACGGGCACAAAAGGATTTACGCCTGCTGGCATCTTTTCCTGTAGGATTTTTCTTTGTAACTGCCATTTTTAGCTTAGAACCAGGGTTTGCAGCCCTATAACTAGCTATACCCTTGCGGTTTAACCCGCCTTCTGGGTTTTTACCCTCTTTT